AGAAGCGCCGAAAACTGGGTCCTGAACGCTTCAATCGCCGCAACGCTCGCCGCGGTCAAAGGGATTGGCCCGTTCACTTGGAGCCCTTCCAACATGGTCAAAAATAGACCCATCAAAGTGTTCAGCGTCGTTATATTATTTTTGATCGTGACCAACGAGCCAAGGTCGATTTCCCCGCCCCCCGATCCCTTTAAATTAGCCGTTGTGCTCAGATCCAATTCCGCGCCGCCGGTGCCGATAAAATTCCACCCCGTCCCGGTCAATTCAAACTGGCTTCCCATGTAAGACAAGACCACCTTATTTGTAGGGTAAGCCTGTAGATTACTATTCAAGGCGTTCAGGCCAACAATGGCAATCCCATCGCTCAGATCATGCATGCGGCCGTCGCCAGGAAGGGCGGCCGCGCCGTTCGCCAACCATTCATCGATGCGCCGGTCGCTGAACAAAACCAGGCACTGGTCGCCGGCCGCAATCGGAAATTGAAGCGCGCCCCCACCTCCCTGCGGGGTTAAGACAGGGCAGTCCACCAGCAGAGGGGATGAAGTGATGGATCCGTTTGGGAGGGCGCGCTTAAAGAGGAGTTGGATCTGAGCCGTCTTTTTATTCACATCGAACGACTGAATCTGCCCGATCTTAACGCAGTTCATCGTGGCGAAAATATCTTGTTTTAAATTCATTAAGACGTCGGTCAAGCCGGGCGTTATAACCGTTTTTGTGTTTTGCTGCGTCATTGCGCGCTCACCAGCCCAAGGTCCGTACGCAATAACGTACATTCGGTGATTAAATCCTCACATACCGCGCCCGATATCGTCCCCTTGTGAACACATCGCGCCACAAGATATTGGCGGCTCATGGGTTTTGATTGGACCTTCAATTCGATTTGCTGCTGCACCTGAATTCGCGGCTCGAAAATCTGTTGCGTGATGACTTGTAGTTGCTGCATTTTGGGGCTTCCTAACAATCCCGTTTCCTCCGAAATTTCCGTCACGCCGCCGACCGCATCAATATACTCATTCCGCGCCACAACATAAGCCTTTTCTTTATAGATGTAGGCTTGCAACGAAAGCGCCGTCATTTGTCTCACCAGAAGATCCCATGGACTCCCTGATAAGCTCAATCCGCGGGTGTTCGCGACGCTTGATGTCACAAGGGATCCCACCAAGCCAAGTTGCACCGTTGGCGACATCGCACCTACCAATTGTTGAATGGCATATTTAAGCGTATACCCACTCGCGATTGTTAAATCGATCTTCGATGTGTCGCCGGCATACGCACCGTCCATGCCCTGAATTTCCGTGATCCAATCGGGGCCTTGCCGATACGAATAGCAAAGCGTGATATTCCCCTGGAAGATCACGACCGGGTTGACCGAATCCATCGTAAAACCCGCTGAGAAAATAACCTGCTTATAAGTGCCGAAATCCAGAGGGTCTTTGTAAAGATCCGCCCTGACGTCAGCTGACAAATTATAGATCAGGAACGTTGCGGCCCCGTAGGTAGACGGGTTGTTATTGTCAACCTGAAAACGGCACGTCAATGGAAATTCGATCGTATGATCTGCGTCATGCCCTTGCGCGAACATGCTGTAGAACCGTCCGAACTTCATGGATTCACCAAAGGGATCGGAGCCAAAATCTGCTGCTCCACCATCAAGACCTCGGCCGCCGAAAGGATATTGACGCTCACCGTCCCGTCGGAAAGGTCCGTTACGTTCATCGGATCCAACCCCGTCGTGCTCAAGATCGCCATCCCGAACGGAATGATATTCTTCCACGGCCGCAATATATTGGGACTCACCACCAGGTTGACCCCGCGAAGCGTCAGCAACGGGTGCGTCAAATGCATATGCCACCGCGCAATCCCCGGCCGATAAATAAATTCCAACTGCAAAACCGTCGCGTCCGGAAGCGTGAAGTTCGTCAACTGGTCCGCATTATCCGTGAGATTGTTGATCATCTGCATATCAGAAGCTCCCCACGGACGGCCCCTGAACGTGACCGAAGGAGGAGAAGAGGCTTGACGAATCCATCGTCGTGCCCTCTCCGGACCCATTGTTCGTCTGCGCCTGGCTCTGCTGCGCCGAGCGGCCCATCTGGGTTTGCGCCGCCAACTGAGGGCTTAACCCCGGCCCCTGCACCACCGATCCGGTGAACCGCACCTCTTTCACCGTCACGGATATTTCGCTCCAATCGGTCGTCGTTTCATCCTGAATAAACATCATGTGTTCGATCATCACGGACCGAAAATAGCCGAAGGGCGTATCCAGCGTGAACACGGTATTGTTCGCCCATAAGGCGTAAAGTTGCTGATAGGCCAACTGCTGTTTCGTGGGCGCCGTGGACGCACCGGTAAAAAGTCCGATCGCATTCTGTGCGCGGCTGATCACGTTGTCCACTTTGTTCACCACATTGGTAGCAGAGGTTAACCCCGCCTGAATTTTTTGAACCACGGAGGGCGTATACTTTCCAGTGATCGCATCCAGGGTGGTCAGCTTGCCCTGCAGCGTGTTGATCACGCCCAACACACCGGTGTTCGGATTCGATACCAATTCCGCCACAAACCCGCGAAGCGTGATCCGTTGGGGCTTCTGCGCGGCGTTGTCATTGATGAAAGTGTTCTGCTCCGTGTAGTGATCCGTGATCTCCGACTGCATCACCAATTGCGTATCGCCTTCGTAATCAAAAACGAACCCCGCCAAGCCTTTGGCATTCGCCGGCTTGAGAATGAACTTATTCGCCAGGGTGTCCAGCATTCCCCGCGCCGACGCGACCATCGATACGGGATTGAACGAGCTCGTCGACGAAGGCGACGTGCCGTCGGGCGTGTAATTATCCTGACTAGGGAAGAGACTCACGGGATCCCCGCGTTTCCGAATGTCTTAAGCGCTTTGGTATGTTCCATGGTTTCCCGCCGCATGTGTTCTTCTGTGATCCGCCGCGCCAACGTTTCGGATTCCGTAAGGCCGTTGAAATTGTACGTCACGTCCCCGCTGGCATAATCCACACGCATGGTCCGATTCTGAATTTTTCCATAGACAACGCTATCCATCCACTTGCGTACGTCTCCGGGAACGCGATCGATCGCCCGCAATTCTTTGGCCACATGGCTAGCCTGAGGGGTAGAAAACCAATCCAATAATTGTGTGATCGAATCCGCCAATTTGATCATGGGAGGGATCGCCATTTCCAAGATCGGAGCGAAGTGCATCGTTACGGTATTCTCGAAATCCGCCACCGCTTTCTGAAAGTCGGCCACTTGTTTTTCGGTTCCGCGGTTCAATGCAGGCGTCATGTTCTCTCGCCGCGCCATAGGGACGTCAAAGAGGGTTCGGACATTCCCTGAGAATCCTGCCGCCGTCAACAGGCTCGTCGCTGTGATTCGGTCTTTATTGAGAGAGGCGGCCTGAATACGATTCGCGATGTCATAGACGGTGCCGCTCATGTCGCGTACGCCCATTTGACCCAGCGCCTGCAATGCTCCGTAGTCGGCATGGCCGGTGCGAAGGCCGCCGATAAGCGCCGCGATCCGCGAAAGAAAACTCGTCGCATCTTCGGCCTGAAGACCCATTTCTTTCGCTGTCAACTGCCACTGTTGCAGCGCCTTATCGTTTAACCCTGTCTCCGCCGTGAACACGCGCAACCCCGTGGCCATATTCATGACGTTCTTGGTCAATTCGCCAAACCCAAAACTTAATCCCGTTACGGACGTAATCGCGCCCGCGACCGCAAACGGAATATCTCCAATCGACTTGGCGAAATCCTTCACCGTAAAGGTGTCGGCTTTTACGCCAAGCTGGACGAACATCTCGCCTATTTTCACGGATTCTCCCTATTCATTTCGATGATGGCGCGCTCGTAGTCCGGTAGGAACTGCTCATACTGAATCGCCGCTAAAACCTCTTCGGTCGGGGCCTTCAATACTTTCCCGGGGTCCCCGCCCCACCAGCCCGCCTTTGCCAATTGAAGGGCAATGACCATGGCTGAGTCGGCCTTTACACTGATCCGGGGCGTTTTAAATGGTCTTCGGAAGCTGTAGTGGACGCGGAAGAGGTCTTCAAAAAAAAAGGTCTGCAGTTCACCTCGATGACGCGCTCGCAGATCTCAAAGTAATCCCCCCGCGCTTTCTCGCCCAACTTCGGGTCGTCGAATAACGCCGCCGTCACGCGCACCGTATCATAGAGAACCGTATCAAACACGCCAAACAACGCGCTGCGCACGTCGGGATTCATCACGATCATATCCCCGACATCTTCATTGGGATCCCGCCCCACCGTCACGCGCTTGACCGCTTCCACCAAGGCGATCGCCGCTTCAAACGGTGCGCCGGTCACGGTCAATTTCGCGCCACTTCTTAAGGTGAAGCTTCCCGTTTTCATTATTGCAGAGACACCTGACAGCTTCCGAACCGCAGCGTATAGACCGCGACGTTCTGTTCCGCGTCGCCTTCGGCGCTGGTCTTCATTTCCACCTGCTTCATAAAGACCCCGCCCGTGCAGTTGTAGATTTTACTGGACAGATTGCCCTGTCCATCCCCCACCCGCTTCACGAACATTCCCACCAAAAAAGAGAAAGAAGAAGGATCGGAAATCCATTGCTGCATCCGACTATTGAGGTATTTATCGTCCGCATTTCCAAGTAAAACGCGAAGGGTAACATCGCACATCCTCCCCATTTCATTTTTGGCATAAATCGTGTTCCCGTTCTTTCCCGCTTTCACATTCCCCAAATCGTTCGGGAACGTCACGTCGAAGGCGTTGCCGTCCGCCAGCGTCGCGAGGATGATCCCGTCAATTTGTGCGATGTCCTGCCCTGATACCGATGTCGCTGGCATACTGCCTCCTTATAGGTTCACTTGCACGATCACGCTAGACGAGTGAATCGCGCCGGCCATCTTAGCCGCAATCTGAATCAGGGGCGCAATCCGCAATGCCCGCTGCGCCGCCAACTGCTGAGACACCGGCTGGCTGTAGACGTAATACCCGATATCTAAAACCGATCGGTACAGATTCGCCACGTTCCCGAACACCGTCGGACTGTTCCACGCCACGCCGCCAGGGGACACAATCCCGTTGCTGACCGCCTGATTCATCACCGATCGGTAGGCGTTTTTCAGACCTTCCATCCCGACTTCGGTCTGAGGGATTTTGTTCGCGACCTGGGCCAAGAAATTAAACCCGGCCACCTGCAGCGCGAACTTCAGCCACATCTGGTTATAGATCTGATCAAAGAACCCATTGGCCCCGCTGGTATACAGGTTGCCCGTCGCCGTCTCTCCCTGGAATCCGAAGGGTGGGTAGACATCGATCCCGTTCGCCTGCGCTGTCAACAGATCCGTTTGGGCCAAGGTCGTATCGGGCGCAAATCCGATCAACTGCTTGAGGTGCATGGTGAACGCCGTCAAGGATCCGCTGAAATCCACGGATAACCCACGCGACGCATACGCCGCCGCGAAATTAATCGTATCCGCCGCCGTCCCGTCGTTGTAGTAAAGGCCGCGAATGAGGTTCTGCGCCTTCCCCGCCAACGATCCCAGAATCCCGTTGGACAGAATATCCGCCTTGCTATTCGAGGCCGCAAACAGCATTTGATTCGCGCCCTGAACATACGCGGGCAAGGTTGTGAAAGGAGCCGTCGGGATGAAGTCCAAAATCACGCCGAAATAATAAACTTCATTCACCGTCCGGATCATCGCGGTGTGAACCGGTTCCAATCCGCTCGCGGACCCGCCCGTAAGGTT